GTCGAGAGCACCGGCGTTGTAGGCGGTGTTCGTCTCGGTGATGGCAATCATGTCCGCGCGGTAGGGGTCGGCTATGACTGCGTTGATTTGGTCGGCAATGTCCGAGGCACTAGATCCGTTAGCCACGCCGTCGACGATGGCGGAGCGGATTCGGGTCAGGCTGGTTTGTCCGATTCCCTTGGTGACTGCGTCGATGTTGAGCAGTCGGGATTGGAGTTGGTCGCCAATCTTGGTCAAAGGAATGCGCTGGACTTGAGCCGAGCCACCGATGTTGCCGAGTTGTCCGGCATCCTTAATCAGAGCCTCTAGAGCCTTTGCCATTGGCGCGGAATCGAGGGTGACGTTCTGAGCCACGGCCAAGTTAGTAGCCGACAGAATGGCGTCAGCGTTTCCTGCAACGTGGACCGAAGCCAAGGTTTGGTCGATGGCTTTCTTCACGCCCTTAACGCCAGCGCCGAGAGCTGAAAAAATTGCAGCGTGGTGCTTCTTTTCATTCTTTACGCGGGCCTCGTAGCCAGGTAGGTCTTCGGCCTTGCGCTTAGTAAGCGAATGTCCTTTTGGGGTATCGCTTATCTCTGCTTTCCCTGAGTGGAAGTCGACAACTTGAGCCTTTAGGACTGCGGCCTCTTCGGGGGTGTGGAAAACAAACTCAAACTCACGGCCTCGGGGCTTGCGGGAAAAGACCTTGTAAGCCTTTGCCTCTGCAGCCTTTTGTCCGAGAACGTCGGTCATCTCTTTGGCCGTCTGGTTCTGTGGCGCTACACCAGTTTGGTTCGCTTGGCCTTTACCGTTATCTTTTTGTGGGACTTCTTCACCGACTTGTGGGCGTGGGCTTTCTTGGCCTTGTGGGTTCGCTTCATTGTGCTGTCCAATCGTTTCGCCAGCGGTGTCGACGGCGAGTTGTCCTTTGAGGAATACTGGGCCTTGCGGGGTCAAGATGAATGGCTCGTCCGCTTCGGGCATGTCGTAAAGGGGCTGACCAAGTTCGCCACGAACGTCGTTCAGGGTCATGGTTCCGCTCGATAGCGAGACCTGGAACGCTTTGGCTTGAGTCTCTTCGTTCATTGCCGAGGTGTCGTAGTTCAGGTTGAACGTGAGGTTGGTGTCCATTCCGAGGTAGCGACGGCAAAGTGAGTTGATGCACTCAACGATGTAGTTCTCCATTGGGCGAGTCGAGACGGTCTCTGCGGACTGCTCTTCTCCCTCTTGCTGGCCCTTTCCGCCACCGAGTCCTGCGCGGGCAATTACTCCGAGTTGGCTGGGCTGAACGCCGAAGATGCTGGCAATGCGCTTAATGATGAACTCGTCATACTCAGGCTTGTAGCGTTCGGACATGCTCGGGGCCACGATGGGGTCGAAGCCCTTAGGCAGAACCTTGACCTTGTGGCGCTCTTCGCTAGATCCGACGAGCTTGTCGTTAAACACGCGCTCGAACTCAGCCAACTTGAGGTGGTTCAGTTCGGTTGAGTCGGTCTTCATAAAGGTCATTGGCATAGTGCCAGCCTGGAAGTCCTCAATCATCCAACGCTGACGCTCTAGGTAGAGGGTCGCTGCAGGGATTGCTTGTTCGACTGCCGAGAATCCGTAGACCGAGTAGGTGCGACGGTTCTGGATGAAGTATGAGAGTTGGTCGGTCTTGTAGGCAACGTCGTTGTTGACGCCGGTGTAGTAGTTGCCGTTAACGTCTGAGTCGGGTGAGGCTGTGAACTCACCGCGAGGGAATCCCCAGAGAATCTGCTGATAGGCGGGGGCTGGTGGGCGTGGGGTGTCTCCACGGTCATCCAACAGAATCTTGATAGTCGAGGGGTCGATGATGTCAAAGCCAATGACCTTGCCACCGAGGTTGTACTTGGGGTACACGCACCAGCCGTCAAAGGTGAGAACGTTCCAGGCTGATTCGCTAATCCATTGGTTCCAGCCCTTGTCGGACTGTGGGTAGGGGTTGCGCCAAAAGGCTGTGAGCTCGTCAATCTTGTCGCCGAAACGCTCACGACCAATCTTTGCCGCCTTAGCGTGGCTGACGTTTTCCTCGGTCATGATGCGCTGGATAGCGTCAGGTGACAAAGTGAACGACCACTCCATCTTGGAGATGTCAGCGGTGCGAATGGTGATGGCGCGAGAGATGATGTCGCATTGCTCAGCGAGTGAGCGCAGGACTGACCATGGCACTTCTTGCTGGGTCAGGTTTAAGTTGTAGGCAACCTGGTACTGAAACTTCCGAGGCTCGGCGCGACCTGTGAGCTCAGAGACTGGGTCAATCGGGCTTGGCAGGAGTGGCGCGGCTGGCCCGAGCATAGATCCGAATGCATCACCTGGACGTGGCAGGGCAACGGCCTCCCAACCTGACTGCTGGGCTAGGCCCTGTCCGCCAACTGGCTGAGCGGGAACGACGTTGGCATAGCCCGCTTGGTTGTACATGGGAGTTCCCATGAGGCTTTGCGCAGCCTTTTCAACCGCTTGGGTGATGTACTTTTCAATGTCGGCGTTGCGGTCTTTGCGACTAAAGAGTGCCATGAGTCCTTAAACGGTAGGAAAGCCGATAGAGGCTTCGTTGATGATAGTCGGCGTGGTGTCGCTCAAAGGTTGGACCTGAGCGAATGCGGCGGATGTTCCACCTGGCAAGCCGTTGATGTTCATGCCACAGTTGCGACAGTTAGGCGCATCGTAGGCAACAGGGAATCCGCACTTCGAGCAAGCCGGTGCGAGTGAGTCAAAGAATCGGTCAGCGTCAGAGCCGTAGGTGAGTCCGAGCTCGACGATGGCGTGGACTAGAGCGTCTAGTCGGTCCGGAGACTTCATGCCGAGGTCTGGGACCCAAGTGGTCATTTCCTCTTCCAGTTCCTTAAACTCGCCAATGTGGGAAACACGACCCTGTTCGTACAGCGCGGACACAGGCTCGGCTCGGAGTTTCTTTCCAACGCGCGCTGTAATGCCGGTGTAAGCGACATTGCGGTCGATGGCTCGGAGGGTTGCTTCGATGAAGTCTCCGCCTTGGTTCTTTTCAGCCACGACACGGTCTGCTCCGAACTCTTGGTAAGTGTTGATAACTCGTTGAGCCCAGCCCGAGGGGGTGTCTCTGCACGATCTATCAGCGAGCACGTATGCCCTGCCGAGTGCGTCTTTGCCGACTACCACGATTCCGGTGAGGTCTGAATCCTCTCCGCTGGTGACGGCTGGGTCTACGGCCACGACCACTCTCACCAGTTCAGGCGCAGAGTTGAGTCGGGTCTTGTCAATTAAGTCAAGTGTAAAAAGAGCTCCGGCAACGTCGTCGAGGACTTCACCTAGAACTTCTTGCCGACCAATCCGAGTTCCCTCGTATCTAGCTTTAATTTCACGAAGAAACGCGGGGGATAGATTGGCGGCGTTGTCATACGTTGAGCCTCTCGTGATGACTATTGAACCGTCTGTGCGGTTGATGAACTCCTTGATGAGTTTCGTCGGGCGAGGCGTCGTCGTAATAACGGCTTGTGGGTGCGAGCCAATTCGCAGGGCTGGGACTAATCCCTCAATCCAAGTCTCTTCGTACTTGAAAGAGGCAAACTCATCCGCCCAAAGATAAGACAAGTTCAAGCCTCTGGACCGGTCGGGTTCATCGGCTGAAATCATGTGAATCTTAGATCCGTTGGTCAGGTTGATTTGACCGTTGGCTCGGTTGTAGAACTTGAGCGTTCCCTCGGGTAAGGCTTTTAAGATTCCCGATGGTCCCTCAACGCAGGTGCGTCTCACGTCAGAATAGGTAGGCGCAACTACTGCGCATTCAATGTTTGGTTCAGCCAGGGCTTTTTCTACCAGCCAGCCGCTTCCACAGAAACTCTTGCCAAATCCACGGCCACTCAAAATCAGCCAAATGAACCAATCGCCATCAGGCGGTAGTTGGTTCTCTCTAGCCATAGTGCGGTATCGAGAGTGTTTGATTCGTTCTTTTAGTTCGGCTTCTTTGGCCTTAGTCTCTTCGAGCTGCAGTCGCTCAAGCGCCTTGAGTTCCGCCAGCCTCTGCTTCAATAGCATCGAGTTCATCTATTTCCCCTAGTTGGGCCTCAAGCCGTCGAATCTCCGCTTGGACTGAATCCAGCGTTATGACCTCATGTTTGGTCGGGGCATTTAGGCCGAGTAATTTGGCTCTGCGGTCTGCCACTTTGAGCAGTCCGTCGATTGCTTTCATGACCGGCGAATCGTCCTCGACTGGTACTCCGTCTAGGGTGACTACCTTGCCTGAGGCTCCAAAGGCTACGTGCTCTTTGGTCATTATCTCGTAGAGTTTGCGCTCCAAAAAGTCGAGTTTCTCGATCTCTAAGCGCACTACCTCTTCGGCTCCCTCTTTGGGGATGTCGGCGATGGCTCGTTGAACCATGGCAAAGGCTGCTTGGCGGGTGACTCCGAAGTGGTCGCCAATCGACTGATAAGTCATGGCCCGAGAGCGCATAGTTGCGGCTTCTTGGTCTTTAGCGATTTGCTCGGGGGTGCGATACCAGGTCATGTTTTAGGTCCAGTCGTTGGAAACAGAAAGGACACAATACCCTAAAGATAGTAGCAGATGGATACAACAGAACTACTTGGCACGATTGAGTTTCGCTTCGCAGTTCTTTTGCGCGAGCTCTTTGGTTGCGCCGTATCCAACTGTGCCAGTCGGTAGGTGCGTGGCTCGCCAATGTGCGTAGCCCTCGTAGTAGCGGATAAAGAAGTCGCTCATAGTGCCTCCGAGGAAAGAGCTGCAACTAGGAATTGACCATTGACCGAACAAATGTAGTGAGGATAGGGAATTGGTCCCTTGACTGCGTTTCTACCCAAACATTCTTTGTTGCAAAAATACATCAGATTTGAGTGTTGTTTAGCCTTGTAAAGCAGTCTGTCACAGTCTGAGCAATTAACCTCGGTCATAGTGAAACAATCCTAAACGGTCCGCGTACGGTGGGGACATGAGCCTCGGCTGCTTCAAGGGCTTGCATGAGTGCGCTCTCGTCATCGTGGCAGACAAAGAGGCTTCCTAGGGCTACTGGCGCACCTGATCCGATTGCACCGTAGGCCACGCCCTCTTGCTCCAGGACACAGACCGCAGCGAGTTCGTCATCCACCTCGTAGATTTTGCCGTCCTCAATGAAGAGGAATGAGTAGTCCTTGGCCTCGGTCTGAAAGTTGTCGAGCAGTTGGCGCATGGTCGGCATGTGAGCCTTGCTAGCCAAATCGAACATTTGTTCGCCCGCTTTCCAAGAGCCAGCAAAGCCGATGAGCAAGTCACCGAAGCGCCCGACCTTGGGGGTAGCCGATAGCGAGGCTAGAGACTCGTCAGCCGCCAAAGAGTCCGCTCCTAACCAAACCCCCTCGGAGGTGATTAGAGCGGCGCAGACGGTCATCTAGAGCCCTCTGCGGGCATAGTCCAAGAATAGAGCGATGATGACTAGAGCAAAGACGGTTAGGCCAAGCATTAGCGGTTCCGAATCTCCGCAACAATTCGCAGGGCCTCGGCAAAGCCATTGGCAAAGCCTGTCTCGTAGGCGTCTCCCCTGGTGATGCTTAGGCGGGTGTGGTGCTGGGTTTCCACCCATAGGCGGTTGTGCGCCTCGTCAAGCTTCTTTCCCATTACTTGCCTCCTTGCCAGTTGATTTCAGTTGGCATTGGATCAACGATGTCTAGGTAGTCCAGTACCTTGATTACGTCGCAGGGGTAGGGAGTATCTACAAGAGCTCTTTCTCTTCCATAATTCAATCTTTGATAGCAAAAAGAACAGTATTGTTTGCCGTTGTTATTGTGCTTCTCTCGCATTTCTTTGCGCTCGGCGTGGGTCATCGTGGCTTTCCGCACTTCATGCAGCAGTTGACGTGAATCAGGTTCCACCACTGGTGCTTGCAGGTGGCCTGTTCGGGCTTCTCAATTAGGTCAGTTGTCATACCGACCACTTCCAAGTCTCAAAGTAAAACTCAAAGAACAGAATCGTCAGGTCAACGCCAAACGCCTTGTTCTGCTTCTTCCAAACTCCGTGGAATGCCAGCCCGAGGCCGAAGTCTCGAATGCTTAGGCTGACCCAGCCCTCGGTGCGCCAGTTGCCTTTTTTAGATCCAAAATCTTTAACCATTGTTCCTCCTTAGGGCCATTACCGCCAATGCCCAAATGACCAAGATGATGATGATGGGGTTCATTAGTCGCAACTGTTCCAACGCTTGACATCCACTCTCCAGGCGTTTCCCTCGAGCTTGCGGATTGAGCAACTGGTGTTGTAGCCCATCGGTGGGTATTCGTTCAGGACTCGCTCCGCCCAATACTCTGCTTCGTACAGAGTCGGAAATGTGGCCTCTCGTGCGCTCGTTCTAACGTCAACATAGTTTGTCATTTTTACTCCCCTATTTTTTCCCAGCATCGCTGGTCGATACCAGTCATTATTAACTCTCGCTCGTTCAATGTCAAGTCAGGGAAACAGTCCTGAATCAACGCTCCGCTCTTCCAAGCGTCAAAGGCTGCGAGATCTAGTTCCAAGGTGTTTTCTTCCCCGCAGATAAAGCAGGTCACGGTGTGGTTCATCGCTGTTCCGGCCTTAACTTGAACGGACGAGTTGGCCCTGGTGCTTCGATTCGCTTGCCACAGTCAGGGCAGAAAATCGAGGTGTAGGGTCGCTCCACCAAGTTTCCGGCAAAGTCCTCGGTGGTGTAGACGTGCTTGCAAGTGTCGGTCATGCCCAGCCCTCTCGGGTCAGCAGCTCGATGAGGTAGTCCGTATTCATCCAGTCCTGCTTGTCTAGATCCATGCGAGCAATCTCGGTCTCGTAGTAGTAGATGAGCAACTGAAAGCCTCGGTACTCCACCCTGGCTGATTCGGCCAAAGTGTTGTTTCCGTACCAAACGGCCAGCGTTGAGTTGTTGTTCTCGGCTGGCTCTAGGTTGCGGAGTTTGCGCTTCTCGCCAACGAGGGTTGTCTGAATAACGGCTTGGTCGTTCATCCGCCCCTCCTGAATGCTCTGCGGAACTTGTCGCGAATGTGGAACTTGAGCAGCGCCCGCTTGGACAGTTTCACCTGGTAGTGGAACTCCGCTAGGTCGTGCTCTAACTTGACGTGAATCTTGCTCATTGGTTTCCTCCAAAGTTTCTAATCATAGAACGGAACCAGCGCGAGTGACGCTGGGGACATAGGTGCGCGTAGTAATACTCTTCCGCGCCCTCGGCGGTGCTGAATCCAAGGTCATCGTATCCCTCGATTATCCAGCGACCGTACTGGTAGTGAATCTGTGGCTTAGAGGTCATGGAACAACCACCAAACTGTTGCTATGAGAATCCCGAGCGGAATCCCCAAGGCGATGAGGATGAACTTCTCTATCATGCGAGCTCCTTGGACAGACGCAGGACTCGGTAGCCTGGCTTAACTTTCTTGAACTTTTGCGCGACCTCGGGCAACTCGGCTTCGAGGGCCTTGGTGTCGATGGTCTCGCCGGACTTGGTGCTCTTAAAGGTGCAGAGTGTAGATCCGCCAAAGGTGATGGCTTCGGCGTCTCCAATGGCTTGCTCAATCTGTGCGCGGAGTGCCTTGGCCTTTGACTCGGCTTTGTCGAGCTCTGCCTTGGCAGTCGCGTACTCGCTGACAATGTCGGCTACGAACTCAGTCACCTCTACGGCTTCTCCCACACTCTCGGGGTAGAGGCTCTTCAAGGTGTCAAAGTCTGCGTTCAGTCCTGAGGCTTCAGGCTCTACGCCCTTTTCGACCATCTGCCAAAACTTGGCTTCGTATCCGTTGAGTGCTTCAATCTCTTCCTCGCTGAAAGTCAGGTCGCGCACCTGGAGCCCACGTCCACCGACCAACGCGGCCAACACAGCCTTGCGAAGTCCGGTGACGGCGCAGTAGTGCATGGTCTGATAGGCGTAGGTCTCGGGGTAGTTGTCGTCATCCCAATCGCTTGAGGCGCGACCCACTAGACCGTTGGTCTTGATTTCCAAGATGGCCTCGGGGGTGTGGAGTCGGGTGAAACCCAAACTGCTTGCGTCGATGTCGGTCACTTTGCCAGCGGGGTACAGACCGTTGTGGTCGTGGCCCATGATGAGAAAGTCGATGTTGGCAACCTGCCAAGACCGCTCGTTCGAGACGAGGGTTGCGGGGTAGGCAACCACACAGGCGTTGTAGAGCTCGGCGTATTCCTCGGCGATGCTTCGCTCCAGGCGTGAACCCCAGCGGGTCGCATCGTTGCCGGTGAACTCCGAAACAACAGATCCGCGCTTCTCGTGGTACAGGCTGAATGGACTGGCGTAGCGACTTGCTCCGACAATCACACCAGCGTCTGAACCGCCGATTCCCTCTTTGCGAGCTGCGACCCATTCATCGTGGGTCTGCTCGGTTGTTATGTACTTGATAGAACAATTGTCCTGAATCATTTTTGACCTCCCAGTCAGAATGTACTTTAGCCCTGCCACATTTCAATTGCAACTATTTAAGGCTAGTATTTTGCCATGAGTTCATTTACCCCAGCATTTGACCGCATCCTCGTCCGACCCGAAGAGGTCGAAGAGGTGACTTCATCAGGAATCGTTTTGCCAACTCAGGCCCAGCGTCGACCCAATCAGGGTGCGGTGCTGGCGGTTGGTCCAGGTCGCTACGGCGAGTCGGGTCAGTTGATTCCGGTTCAGTTCGAGGTCGGGACTTCGGTGATCTATCACCAACACTCCGGCGTTCCGGTCTATGTCGACGGCGAAGAACTGCTCTGCTTGTCAGCGTCCGAGATTATCGGTTCTTACTAAGCGCCATTCAAACGCATTGAGGCCGCCAAGGTCTGCCAGCCGTTGAGTCGGGCTTGGCTTGCTCGCAGTCCCTCTTTGAGGGTGGCGAAGCGGTTCTCGGTGATTAGGTAGTTCAGGTGCTCTTCTGAGCATTGTTCAGTCGCTAGGTCCTCAACTTCCCCTACCGTCATTTTTTCGCGCAGGGCTCGAGCTGTGAGTCGGGCTTTGCTGAACTTCGCCTTGTAGGTCGCTTCGGCTTCGGCGGCTTCGTCACCGGCCTTTTGGATTTGCTCGACTAAGTCGTGAAGCAACTTCTGCTCGTACTTAATTCCCTTTTCGATGTCGGCAATCGTAATCATTAGTCCTCTTCGCGCTCTTTGGATTGACTAATCCAATACTGAAACGCTGGGTGCTGGTCCTTAGCCCAAGTCAGGTTCTTCTCCTGCTCTTCGCGCCAAAGTGCCAGGGCAATGACTGCGTAGGTAGCGAGGTCGATGAGTGCGTCCTCGACTCCCTCTTCGCCTAGATCCGAACCGTGAGCTGCAGCCGAGAGTCGGCCCATCTTGTCGTTCATCCGCATAACGCAACCCTGCCACCATGGGATGCCTAGAAAGTCTGCGCCAGCCTTGATGTTGTGGAACGGCTCGCCCTTGCGTCCGTAGCCCTTGGACTTTTCCAAGTGCATGTTGTCTATCTCTTCAAGGATTCTCTGAAAGGCGTCCATGGTTCCCCTTTGTGGT